GAACTTGCTGAAAAGATAATCAAGACACAAACAGCTGAAATTCAACAGATGAAAAATATAGAGGATATGGAGAATTAGTTTTCTTCTTCTCCTTCTCCGAATCCTGATTCTATCTCCCAATTTACTTGTGGAGGCTGACTCCATTCAGTATACGCAAGAGCTTTTGTAGTAGGTCTTTCAAGCGCCAATAACTGTTCCAATGCCTTTTTTCTACGATCTAACGGAAACATATTATTGGGAAGTTTACGGCTAAGTTGTTTCCACCGCCATTCAAATTGTAATGCCGCAGGCCAATCGGGGAATCCTGCTACGTGACATACTCTGCGCCATATTTCACCCTTCAATACCTTCGCACTGGTTGCGTGTGCGCCGCCCTTTATTTCTTTATTATGTTGTCTAAGCCGTCGATTCAAATCCACTGTGGCGCCTACATATGTTGCGTTACTCGTAGATTCAAGGAGATACACAAAGAATGACATTACTTTACATGAAGAATAAAAAATCTCATCTCTTTCGATTATGGAGGAAAACGGAGTTAGTAGTCGAACTTATTCGACTAACGTCTTCGGACGTTCGCTCGCTTTTCGCTCGCTTTTCGCTACGCTTACAACCAGCGCCTTCGGCTACGATTCGCTCCAAAGGAGTTGGTTCATTTGTATCGCTAAAAAAAGAGAACTGTGAATAATGAACTATGGATAGTTTTTCTTTAAGTATGAAAACCAATAATATATATAAAACCACAATTTTTGTTTTTCAAAAGTCCTACGCCTTTTCCTTTTTGGACAAAAATAAATGTCCAAAAACGGGGTAGGCGATTTGCTTCCCCGAAAAAGGGTGTTTTTTTTGCTTATGTAGACAAAAGTGAAAATCGCAAAATAATTTGGCTGCATAATTTTTTTTTGGAAATATATATTTTTTATAAATATTAGTTTAGGGAAATATTATGTTAATAGAATATATAACATGGAGCTAACAGAATTTCCCAATATTCCCCAAAATAAATATTTATATATTTGTGAAATATGTAACATCAAAACGAATAACAAAAAAGATTATACAAATCATTTGTTGACAGCAAAACATAAAAAAAAGGAAGAATTAACAAATGTTAACATAAATCTTACACATATTTCCCAAATTTCGCAACATCACCCTTGTGTGAAATGTAACAAAATATACAAATCCAGAGTTGGATTATGGAGTCATAAAAAAAAATGTAATAATGAAACAAAAAATGAAGAAGAAGATGATGATGATATAGCAAACAATAACACTTTAATAATGGAAATTTTGAAACAAAATCAGACAATCTTAGAGAAGAATACATCAGAAAATAATAATTCATTAATAATAGAATTGTTAAAACAAAATCAAGATTTCAAAACTCTTATGATAGAACAGAATAAATACATGTTGGACCTAGCAAAAAATGCAGGAACCAATAATAATAGTAATAATACTACCAACAAATTCAACATGCAAATCTTTTTGAATGAGACATGCAAGGACGCGATGAGTATAACTGAATTCGTTAATTCTATTGTGTTAACATTTAAAGATTTGGAAGATTTAGGACGAATCGGGTATACGCAAGGAATAACGAACATATTCACTAGAGGATTGCAAGAGACAGCAATTTCAAAACGCCCAATTCATTGTTGTGATTTAAAAAGACTGATAATGTATATAAAAGATACAAATGGTTGGGAAAAAGAAAATAGTACCCAAGAAAAGGTAATCCTAATAATAAAGAAAATAGCTGCTAAAAATTTAAAACAAGCAAATGAATGGATGAAAATAAATCATTCGATGATACACGGACCAGATTCGTCTGAGCAACGTCAATATTTGAAAATGATAAATCAATTGTTCGGAGGTACATCTGATGAAAATCTGAAAAGCTACAACAAAATAATCAGGAATATTGCACCGGAATGCTATATTGATAAATATCCGGCTTTGAAATAATATATTCAAAACGGAACTATAAATAAATCATCTCTAATAAAATATGCATCTCCATTTTTTGTCCATTTAACGACCATAGTAATAATCTCAACACCTGCTTCAATGCCTTCTTTAACAGCTTGCCTGTATTCAGGGTCTACAATAGAAGGTTGAAATCGGTCAACATCAGTTCGTTGTATAACATAACACATTATACAACGAGTTTTAGACTCACGTTTAATTAACGTGAGTTCTTTTATATGCTTCAGAGCACGAGGACTAACAGTATCTGTTGCTTTTTTTCTATAACCATCAGGAAAATATGCTATCTTAGAATTTATGTCTATGTCATCATAACATTTATTCTTTCTATCTTTTGCCGTAATATCTTCGTAATCGGCAAGCGGAACATTTTTTACTTCCATAATGAAAGGAATGCCGTTATTGTCTATACCAGTAAAATCAAATCGCGAATCAACCTTTCCTTCTACATAAATTGCGGTTTCTCTTCTATATTTTTTTATATTTTGAAGCTTACTTAATAAATTATGTCGTAATGCGGATTCGGCCAACTGTTCCGCAAGCTTTGGGTGTATGCCAACAATTGTTTCAGTATTTCTTTCTCTTAGAATAGACAAATACACCCTATATTCACACCGTAATTTATCACTTTTTGATTTCGATATAGGACTCGGAGACATTAGTATTGTGGAACCAGTGTCAGATAATCCACAACAACCAAGAGATGCTGTATGACCAAGCACCGTATTATCTATTGAATCAAATGGAATAATATCAGCAACATAAGGGGATTTTATAAATTTTGAAGGTCTTTTTATGATTGTTCCTTCAACCAAATTATCAATTTTTAAAATTAATGACATCATTTTTCATATAATTTTAGTATTTTATTTATTTGTAATTCAATTTTATTTATAAAGAACACTTCTGTTCACTTCGCTCACATCCGTGTTCCAGTCGATCACCTCCGCTGACGCTATGGCTCGCTCCATAATAGAATTAGATCATATTTCTCTCATAATATGATCTAATACACATTGTTCTATTGTGTTATATAGTTCAACACAAAATCTACATCTTGTAATGATTCATCGTCCCTGAAATCACCTGCTCGAAGTCTCCATTCAGCCGAATCCCTCAAATTCATTCGATCGGCAGGATTACTTGAAAATTGATATGTCGCATTTATGTTTGCACCTCGCGATTTTAATAAATTAACCATATCTAACTGAGAATATTCTGCCGCCCAATGTATTGGACTCCACCCAGGAAACCATTGTGTAGTTGCTGCGTTGGGATTTGCTCCGCGATCTAATAGTAATACAGCTATTTGATAATAATCATCTGGTGCTGTATCATTAATAATATTATATTGTTCACTTACCTTTTTATGAACCATATTTCTAGAAACAGCAAAATATAAAGGGGTCATGTCTACTAAAACAGTAGGACCACTGCTATTAAATTGCGGCGATGGACTATTATTAAGAACATTTACAATAGCAGGATTAGCATTTAGCATCGCTGTAACTTCTGGAACACTATGTCGACGAATAGCATCAAAAATAGGATGTTCTCTACTGGCTACTCCTATACCACCACCCCGTTTTCTATAGGTTTTCCGTCTCTTATGTGTTTTTTTTACGTGCTTATGTGACCTTTTTTGCTTCTTAAGCTTCATATATAATACTTGTATAAAATAATAATTAAAAATGTAATTACGAAACAAATTATGAAAACAAAATGAAATCAAAATTTGACTTAAAGATATTATAATATAAATTATTATAAAATGTCAAAAGGAGACTATAATTTAACAATTGCTAATAAACGGATCTGGGATTTTTATAATAATAATAAGAATATTAGTTTTGAAGCAGTAAATTTAATTTTTTTAGATTTAATTGAAAAAATAAATAATGACATGTCAAGCACAATGACAACAGCAATTAATAATGAAATCTTATCGTGTGTTAAAGATATAAAAGGGAATGTTGGAACAATCACAAATACACTTATTGTAAAATTTCACGATATTAATAAAGAATATCTAGATAGTATGAAATTAATCATTTCAGCATCATCATCTGAAAATATAGAAAAGCTAACTGGGACGTTAGAGAGAAATACTGAAGTATTTATTAGTAAAATAAATCAAGAAATTCCAAAAACACATCAAGATTTAAATAATAAAATGAAAGAAAATCTTGAATCGTTTCAACAAATTATAATTAACGATATAAAAGGACAATTAAACGCATCAACAAATAAAGAAGATGCGTATAAAGAATATATTTCTGGAATAGACGTAAAGATGCAAACAATGCAACAACCACTTTATGCGTTTATATCAGCAAACCAAGAACAAATGGTATCATCATTATCAAATTTAAAAGAATCAAGCATTGTTTCACAATCAAATCAGAATAAAGTAATTGAAGAATTAGGTGAGTTTTTGAATAAATATCGTACAAATTCAAATTATAAGGGTAAATCGTCTGAAAATAATTTGGAACTAGTCTTAAATAAAATGTATCCAACAGCAGAAGTAGTTAATTCATCGTCTAGTTTAAAATTAGCAGGTGATTTTATATTGAAGAGAGAAGGAAAACAGCAAATCTTGATAGAAAATAAAAATTATGATCTGGCAATTCAAAAGGAAGGAGTTGAAAAGTTTCTAAGAGATATTAGAGCCCAGAAATGTAATGGTATTTTTATGTCTCAGCATTCAGGTATTCAATACAAGCCGAATTTTTTCATTGAGATCGAAGATAATTGTGTATTGATTTATTTACACAATGTAGAATATTCAGAAGAGAAAATAACAACAGCAATCGACATTATTGATAAGTTATCAGACAAGTTGAATGAAATAAATCTAGATGATGCTGATGGGATTATCATAGAAAAAGATATAATGGATAAAATAAATACAGAATTTCAAGTATTTATGGCACATAAAGAAAATATGATCTTTAATCTGAAAGAAATGCAAAAGACGTTTTTGTCTCAATTTGAAGATTTGAATATGCCTAATTTATCTATCTTTTTAAATAGTAGATATGCGTCTATCCAAAATCAAAAGTGGACGTGTGATATTTGTAATGATTCTTTTACTAAGAAGGCAAGCCTAGCTAGTCATAAGAAAAAACATAAGACAGACAAGACTTTAACCCCTAAAAATATGGAAGAGATAGAATTCTGTGTTCCAGTAGAAAATATAATAATTCCATTAATTTCTGTTACTGAAGTAGTAGCACCGTTAAATGAATCAACTAAAAAGAAGCACTCTAAGAAATCTCTACCGTAAATAATCAATGCGGACTTTTCAAATTTTGAAAACAAAATGAAAACAAAATTTGAAAAAATAA